TTGATCGTGGCATTCGCCGGGATGTCCTGCGGTCCTTCGAGCTGGTTCATCGTAAACGTGTACCAGCGCACCGGGTTAACCACTGCACCGTCGTTTGTTTCAACGGCGGAAATCAGCGTGCCGGAGAATGTAGCATCGGTAGTCACGTTGCCGGAGGCCGTGCTGTACGTCACATTGATGGTGAAGGTCACCGCGTGCGGCAGCACCAGCCCCATGAAATAGTCGAACTCGGCTTGTTTCACGATTTTCATCGCTATCTGGCCGCCGGAATACGTTCCGCTGACCACCGTGTTTGCCGTTGCTGTTTCTATAGGGAAGTCGCTGGCTTCGTTCTGCCCGGGGACCTCCTGCCCGTCGACGTCATCGAACCCGTATCCCTCGACGATCTGCGGGATAACTTCTCCTGGCTGGAAAAACTGGAATTCGGCACCGGCCAGAGAGCCCAGGCTCGATTCTGAGTAGCGCACAGACTCGTAATCGTATTTGCCGATCCCGATGCACATCCATTCAGTGACGTACTTCAGGCCGCCGTCTGTGGAAGTCTGGTGTACATATTCGAATACCGACTCCTGAATCAGATCCGGGAACGAACGAATCTGGCCATAGATATCCGGCTTGGCCTTGTAAACGCGAGCGGTATTTGTCTGACCGGTCAGGCTATTGTTGGGCGAGTCGACGGTATTACCGCCGTTGTTCGCTATAGCTGGCTTCGGCGCCAGGAACGAAAATACCTGGCCCACCACTTTAAAGATCGGGCTCAGGATGTCGTCGACAATGCCCTTTGGCTGGTCGAATATCTGGATGTGGTCCAGCTCGCTCAGTTCAAACGCCAGCTCATCATCGTCGCCCAGCTTTACGCCGTTGCGGACGATCAGCAGGTCGCGGTGAAAAGTAGCGTCATTGGCCGCCAGCCAGTCATAAAAAAGGGTGCCGTTTGGCACCCTGCAACGCAGCTTAGGCGTTCCTGGAAAATTCGATATCTCAACCAGCGCCATATTCGAAAAACTCCACTTTGGTGAATGCCCGCTGAATGACCAGCAATGAGTCCATGCGCACGCTTCCGTTCTCTCCACGCGAGTGTAGCGCCTGCCGGTTCAGTACCAGGCCAACGTGTGCCGGTTGCGTGCCGCGGTACCCGACGAATATCCCCCCGTCGACCGGTTTATCGACCTTGCGCCAGAAAACGACGTCTCCCTGATAGCAGGTGAAGAAATCCTCCCCGGCTTCGTAGTCCGGTGTCTGGTGTATTTCAATGCCGAGAACGTGCCGGTAATACAGCACAACCAGCCCCCAGCAATCAGTCTTTTCGAATGAGCAGGCCCGGTTAGCCCACGGCACGCCTATCATCCTGCTGATAAAATCAGAGGTACTGAAGGCCAGTGTATTCCGTTGGGTCATAGAGCCTTCCGATGTTGTTGTTAAGCGGGTTGGTGACAGACAGAGTGACCGATGCGGCGTCGGCATCGATGTCCACCGTCTTGACGTAAAGCTGCCACGACTTTATCGGTACCGACACATCGCCGCTGTCGAAGATCTGCCGCGTGGCCGTAATAGCTGTTAGCCGAGCCGCCCCTTTCCACTGCTTCATGAGAGCTTTGATGTCAGACGACAGCCGCCCTAACTTCACGGTCGCATCGATCACCGGAGTTCCGCTCTGCTGGCTCTCTTCGATTTCAAAACGCGCTGGCATGAACATCTGGCCGCCGAGCGTCTTCGGGAAGAACTGCTTATCGACCAGGCGCACATAGCCAAATGATGGATGGTAGAACGTGATGGTATCGTACAGTCCGCGCGTCGGGCGTTGCTGCTTATAAGCTCTGAAGGTAGGCATCACGGCACTCTCGGTAAAGATTCCGGATCGCGTCCGTCCGGATAGCCAGTCACCACGATATCAAGCACTGAAGGCCATGGCGGCGGCAACTCAACAATTACGTCGTCAAACTCGTCATCGGCGTTGTACAGGTGGTTGGCAATAACGGTTCCCGTCCAGGTCACCACTCCGCCGTCGATACTGGTTTGCACCGGCATCTGCGTGAAGTGAAGCTCCTGCAATTGGAGGCCACTGCCACCTAGGTTGATATTCATCCGGAACCAGTTCAGTCCCCGGTTGAGATAGTTCGGGCTGCGCAGCCACTGCTGAAAAGCTCGCTCCTCAGCCAGGGTAAAGATCCACGTCAGAGACCAGGTCACTTTCAGGTCGTCGGTGAGGTTCTGGAAGATAGCCGGGCCGACCGCTGGCTGATCGGTCTGGAACCCGGTATCGAGCGTCATATTTTTGCTGGCCTTCTGCGCCAGCGGCAGCCAGTCGGGATAGTCGATAATTGGCATCAGCCCTGCCCCCTTGGCGTCCGTTTAACGTTCATGTTGCTGGTTATGGCGTTGCTTGCCGGGCCACCGTTATTCATGTCAGCTATAAAAGCTTCAAGCGTCCATGAACCATCGCCGTTCTGCGTAGCCTGAGCATCAACAGACGCGGATGAGTAGTTGTAGATGTTGAGAATCGGAGCCCCACCTCCCCCACCTGAAGTAATGTCCTTGTTGCTGAGCATGGTTCCATTATCGCCAGACACCATGTATTGGCTGCCATTATTGGCGCGGAAGATTTCAGGCTTATCGCCCTCGCCTACCTGGTACATGCCACCAGCCTGAATTGGCCCGCCGTTCTTACGCTTTCCTGACAGTGCCAGGATGCCAGCCATAGCACCGATACCGATCGCTACCGCGCCACCGAATGATGCGATGGATGACATGATGGCCGCCGGAGTCCATGCTGCCGTTGTGGCCGCCGCCGCCGCGGTAGAAGTGGCAGTCGTGGTGGCAATGCCTGCTGCCTGTGCCGTGGTGGATGCTGCAACCGCCGCGGTAGTGGCCGTCTGGCCCATAATGGCCGACTTAACCCACTCGACGCCCATCTGCACAAATGTGTTTACTAGGCTATTTAAAACAGTTCTTCCTAAAGATTTAGCTGCCTCTTCAGCGTCCATGCTTTTGGTGATAAGACCAGTCAGAGTGTTAGAGGCATTATTGCCGAATGCGGTAAATGCCGCCGCTGCTGCCTGAGTGGCCGCGTTCTGTTGCGCCCATTCTTCCCACATCGCAGCGTTACGCTGATCACGATACTGCTGCTCGATGGCTGCACGCGCGGCCTCAGCCTCACCGATCTTCTGCGGGTAAAGCTGGGCGTATTGTTGGATATCAGCGATGTCTTTCTGGTACTGGCTATCCAGCCCGGCAGTTTTGCTGGTTTTACCCTGGATGGTACTGAACTTATTTGCAGCCTCTGTGCGCTCCCGTTCAGCCTTGGCCTGCTCACGCAATGCGTTGGCATTGTCCCAGGCTTTTCCTGCCAGTTGCCCGGCCAGCAGAACTTGTTCCTGCGTGGCTGTGTTACCGAGAGACTGTTGCGCATTAAGCACGGACTGCGCTCTGGATAGTTCACCAACACTGCCAGCTGACAGCTCGGCCTTCTGCCTCAGTTCATCAAGCTTTTGATTAACAGATTCTTGAGCTTTGGCGTATTGCTCAGCTTCTTTCTGTGCCGCAGACTTTCCGCCTTTCGCTTTGCTGCCAGTAGCTGAGGCGGTCGTTTTAATCTCGATCGGCTTTGTGTTAGCCGCGGTTTGCGATGCTTTGGAAACAGCGGCCAGGTCGCCAACCAGCATGGCGGCTTTATTACTCAGCCCGGCCAGCGCTTTGTTTTGCGCCTCCCAGCCATCAAGCCCAAGCCATGACCAGGTGCGCGCGCGGCGAGTAAACATTTCAGCGGTGCTGTTCAGATCCGATATCTGAGCATCTGCCGACGCCGCTTTACCCACCAGCCGGTCGAGTGCAGCAGTCATTGAATCGATGACTGCCACCAGGCCGTTACTCGCACCTGTTGCCTGGTTAACAGAGTCGATCATCGACAGGAATGAGTTTGTCAGCGCGGTATTGGCCTGTGAAAGCGTGCGCGGTAGTTTCTCGAACTCTGCATTCACTGAGCCGGTTTGCTTCTGAATGGCGTTCAGAGCATCTTCTGCCGTCAGTTTCCCGTCCAGCATGAGCTGACGAAGCTCTCCGATGCTTACACCAATCCCGGCGGCAATCTGGCGCGCCAGTTCCGGCATTTGCTCAAGGATGGAGTTGAACTCCTCCGCCCGAACCGTACCGGAGGAAATTGACTGCCCGAACTGACGAAGAGCATTCGCCATTTCTTCTGCCGAGGATCCGCCAATGCGACCTATTTTCTGAAGTGTTTCGGTGAGCTGGATGACCTGGCCGTTCGTCGCACCGGTATCGCGCAATGCGGTGCTGAGGGTTTCCCACAGCTTCGCTGTATCCTGTAGCGAACCACCCGTTGCCGAACTGATGCGCATCAGATTCTGCATAGTTTGTGAGGCTGTCGCTGCGCTGCCAGTTAGCCTCTCTATACGCGCGTTGAGCTGGCTCATGTTGTCAGCAGCAACGAGAAACGCCTTACCCCAGTCAACTACGAGTGAGGCGGCAATTGCCCCGGCGACGCGGTTGATGTTCGTCTGCAACTCATCCATCTTTTTGGCTGCATTGGTCGCCGAGTTGCCGATGGAGTCGAGCGACTTATTGGCCTTTCCCTGCGCCTTGAGCAAGCCAGATACATCGGCCTCGATGTCGTAATAAATCTCGCCTGCTTTCTCAGACATCAGTTTTCTCCGGGCATAAAAAAACCCACCGATTGGTGGGTTAGTTATTCGTGTCGTTTATTGGCATCGTTCTGTGTAGGCCGGCGGTGGAGGCGTATCTTTCGAGCTGAGGAAGTGATCACCAAGGGTGTAGTCGACGCCTTTTGAGAACATCCCCTTAGATTTCATTTTCAGCTCAACAAAGAATGGATGGAAGCCTGCATAGGCACCGAAACCGTTCTTTCCGTTAATCTCCCCGCAAACAACAGCATTAACACGACCGTCATCTGCATCTGTCATCTTCACGACTTTCACGTTACGGAATTGTGCGCTGCCAGGATCAAGTAGATTGGCGGACACTTCAGATTGTGCCAGCGAAATTGCCTTTTCCTCGCCCGGCTTGCAGCCAGCCAGAACCAGTGGAATCACCAAAGCCAACAGTATTTTTTTCACTCTTATCCCCTGAGTTTTATTGTCTAGCCATATTACGCCCGGTCAGGCGATTAAGGTACATCCATTATTAACTCAGGCCGCTTTCTTTGCTGATTTTTCGCGCTCAATCATTTCCTGCCAACGGCGATCGTCGTCGTCCATAACAGCGTCATACTCTTCCCTGGTGAAGCCCTTCTGGTCAGGGTATTTGGCGTTAAGCATCATGGCAAACTCGGTCATTGTAAGGTTTTCAGCCTCTTCTCTGCTGATCCCGAAATGGTTGCGCGCCGCCATGATGTATTCAGTCGCATGAAACTCCGGTGTCGTTTCCTTGCTTTCGTGCTTCTGCAACTTACGAACCTTCGCCCGTCCGATAACGCCATGCATGATCAGTGACTGAGCTATCAGAATCAGGTTCTCCGGCGGAAGCGCTCCGCGGTGCCATACAAATGTGCGCCGGCCAGTACGTGAAGGCTCATGCCATCCTGTCAGTTCAGAAACGTCCTCATCACAGCAGGACTGAATGACGTTAATAGCCGAGAGTAATGCCTCACGCACAAACGCGGCAGAGCCTGCTGCATCAAGTGCCCAGCGTGGCAGCGAAACGTCACCGAAATAGTGGGCGTAAAATCTGCGCTGATGCTCTGGTATCGCACTGTGAATCTCTCGCGCCGCTTCAAGCATCTTTGCCACATCGTCATTGAACAGCGCATAGAAAGTGCGGACGATATGCTCAGGCTCGCCGATTCGCGTCATATTGCGGAACGATGGTCGGAAGAAGTATTCACGGCCGCCAGCACCAATCAGGCACTCGCCAATTTCTTTCAAAGGTGTCATATCGCTCTCCATAGCCATTATCAAGGGCAGCAAGCCGCCCTTTGTAGTGATTACGGTGCGGCAGTCACGGTCACAGCACAGGTGTCGGTGAAATCACCGTCAGCAGTGGTAGCCGTAATAGTCGCGGTGCCCTCGGCGACTGCTGTCACCAGGCCGGTTGAACTGACGGTGGCTATGGAAGGCGCCGAAGTCGTCCAGGTGATCGCCTTATTAGTCGCATCGGTTGGCTGAACCGCGCCGCTCAGTTGCTGGGTTGCGCCAACGACCAGAGAAGCAGTTGCGGGGGTAACCTCAACGCCAGTGGCCGCGATAGAATCAGCGACTTCAAACACAACGGTGTCAGCGTCGTAGACCTTCCACTCGCCGGAGAAGGTGGAGATATCGTTGGTACCGAAATCACCAGACCATGACGTGGTGTTCATGTAACCCTGGATGTAAGTACCGGCGCTCTCACCCGCAAAGTCGAACCGCACCCACAGGTTAGGCTGACGACCGGCCTGGACTTCGTCAAAGATATATTTCGACAGACGCCACGCGCCGATCTCGTTATCTTTATCAGACTTGCGAAACTCACCTTCGCCGGAGATCGTCAGATCCATGTTGTTGACCAGGTTCTCCACCAGACCTTTGGCATCATCTGCCTCGGAGTTGATGGTGTTCATCGAATAGTCGATGCCCTTGGTCGTCATAGCGCCAAGACGCTTCCACTCGGAAAGCGCTGGCACTGCGTCGGGGCAGCCAAAGGCCATGCGTAGCACAGCTACTTTCCCGATCAGCTTGCCAAAATCATTAGCACAGCCTTGCATGTGTACCTCTCAAATAAAAAAGGCCGCCGGATGGCAGCCTGATGGGTTGGTGATTGGGTTATTCGCCGTAAACGCACATGAACTGGAGTCTGAAGACCAGGCGCCCCTCTTCGGTCAGGATGGGTGCAGGCATATTGCCGAGGTTTTGAATAAGGCCAAGGCATTCGTCGTTAATGTCGTTCTGTTCGACATAATTGATGATTTCCTGAGCCTTCTCAGCGGCTGCGCGGCGCTTATCTTTGGCGGAAATGACATCCACCAGCACGTAGTGATCAGATCCGAGGTCATTTCGGATGTCGGTACCGCCGTTAGGCCGGAACACGATGAATGCATCAGTTAATTTTGTCGTGTCGTCCCACGCCAGCAACTGTACGATGAAGCCAGTGGTAAGCCCGGCATCAACGAAATAGTTACGCACGCGCTCGTACATGGCTGGTGTCATACTGAAAGCTCCTTGCGCATTACGGCATCAATCTGGCTGCGGGTATCCTCAAAGCCTTTGGTGAGGAACTCTTTCTGCGCGGTGGCGCGGCGGAAGGTTTGAGGAACATTCGGATCGTGAACGAACACAGCGTAGTTCGCCGTATAACCCACCCGACCTGTCAGCCGAACGCCATTATTTACCAACTCCCGATACTGGCTATTAAGCAGAGTTGAAGTGTCTATCGGCGTATAAAGCGCGGCCTGGGAGCTGCCGATTATCATTGCTGACTGTAGCGCCCTGACGACCTTTCGACCTTTCACGTCATTAACGATGCGGTTGAGCCCGGCTTTCGACTGCTTAACACCGCGCACTTTGATGCCCATAGCTACACTCCCGTCAGGATGGCGTAATCATCCGCCACTCGCTCAAACGTGTCGGCATAGCGAATAACCTGCCGCACCTCGTCGGCGCCGGCCACAACCGGGTCAGCTTCGGTCGATACGCCAATCAGCAGGTAATCACCCGCGGCCGCCAGCGCAAACTCCGTCCAGACGGTATTCTTCACGACGATTTCAGCGCCCAGGCTGGCTAACTTTTTGCTGAGTCCGCCCTCATAATCACAGAAGATTTGCTCTGGATCGGCGTAGCCCAGCGGATCGCCGTATTCGTCATTTCCTTCCAGCTTGCGCCAGATGGTCGCCGTGGCTGTGTATGACCAGTTCGCTACCGATGACATCAGCCCTCCTTCCAGCGCAGCACCTTCGCGCCAGTCGCCCGGATGCGCGCGCAGTTGATATGCCACTCGCCGTCCGATTTCACGTAGCCGGTAGTCTCCCGCCCGGTGTCGGTCATCACCCATACACGGGTAAACGAACGCGGCAGACCTTGCTTAACTGATTTGTACGTCATCAGCAGCCCCCGACCACCATGAACAGGCCGACGCTATTACCTGCGCTGATCGGCAACTCACCGGTGCAGCCGCTGGTATCAAGCCGGGCCAGCGAGTCACGCAGCCAGGTAATGCTGTCGTCGCCATATTCAAACGAGCGGGACGCGCCAGACGGCGCCCCCTGCGATTTGATTCGGCGCGCGCCGGACGACGTAGCCATAAGCGCGGCGGCGTACATCAGGATCAGCTTCGAGGTGCAGTCGTCATACCCTGCGCCATCGAGGCAAGGGATAATCTTGTTCACCACGCAGAGGATCGGATCCAGCAGCGCGCCCGGGATGGAGTAACCCAATTCACCGAGGAACGCCTGCACGTCTGCCGCTGTGATTGGGTCAGCCATGGTTATTTCGCCTTCTTGATTGCTTCCGCCAATGCTACTTCGGCTTCGTCAGCGCGTTTGGTTTCTGCTGCCAGTGCGTCGGCATGAGCCTTGTCTTTAGCTTCACCATCGGCGATTAGCTTTTGGTTCTGCTCCAGTGCGTCGGTGAGTTGCTTTTGCAGCTCAGACAAATCACCTGTGGGTGCTGAAGGCGTTGCCACCTCAAGCACCAACTTTTCGCCTTTCTTCTTGTCCGTGTCCTTTGCTTTGCCAGATGCTTTCCAGCGAGCAGCCGTTGCATCGTCCACTTCAACTACTGCACCAACCTCCAGTTTACGGAGGTTGGCACCGGCATAGAGATTGTCTGTAATGATTTCTACCAGTGCCATGTCTTACCCCTTAGCTCGATGCGTAGATGACGGATTTCTTGCTGTTGATGTCGGTCTTAACCATCAGGCCAGCAGCACCCCAGGTACGCCAGATGTAATCGCTGTTGTAGAACGGACGCGGGTCGGCAACGGTGCCGAACGCCTGACCTACAATTGGAGCAATCACGCCAGCTGTCAGCGGAACAATCAGGATCTGGTTACCTGTCAGTTGAGCATCTTCTTTAATCGCGGCAATACCGGACAGTTTCAGAAGCTCTTGCAGGATGGTGCCAGACTGGTAGTTGTCGCTGAAATAGCGCTCCAGGTTTGAAATGATGGCGCTCGACACATACCAGGTCTGCTCTGCGTACTGATTGTTGGTCAGCTTGAGAGTGTCGCGAAGCTTAATCGCCGCATTGCGGATCTGCTCTGCCGTGGCGGAGGCGCTGGTAAAGTCGATATTCAGACCAGATGCACCCAGATCAACCAGAGCCACACGCTCGTCGTTCTTCAGGCCTTTCCAGGTCTTATCATCAAACTTGATGTAGTTGCCTTCCGCGTCACGATAGCCGTTGTAGATGTAATCCACATACTGGCGACGGACTTCGTTGGTGGACTCGAACTGAGCATCAGAGATGATGTC